AATATATTAACAAATTATTTTTTTTCTGTATTAATAATAAATACAAAATGGGTGGAGGTCTTCTTCAACTTGTAGCTTATGGTGCCCAAGATGTCTATCTTACCGGCAACCCTCAGATCACTTTCTTCAAAGTAGTTTATCGTCGTCATACTAACTTTTCTATTGAGTCTATACAACAAACCTTTAACGGAAATGCTGGTAAAGGAAAACGTGTAACTTGTCAAATCTCCCGTAATGGTGATTTAGTTCATAAATTATATGTAGTTTTTACACACGATGCATCTATTACTGATGCTCGTAAATGCATTAAAAAAGTAGAAGTAGAAATTGGCGGTCAATTAATTGATCGTCAATATGGCGATTGGATGACAATCTGGAATGAACTTACTTTACCTGCAGGAAAGAAAAATGGATATGAAGAAATGATAGCTGAAACAAACGCATATGTTCCTCTTGAATTCTGGTTCTGCCGTAATATTGGTTTAGCATTACCACTTATTGCTCTACAATATCACGAAGTTAAAATCAATATTGAATTTGATGCTGATAATGATTTTACTGATGCCACCTTATGGGCTGATTACATCTTCTTAGATACTGATGAACGTCGTCGTTTTGCTCAATTATCTCACGAATATTTAATAGAACAAGTGCAATTTACTGGTGGTGAAAATTTAAGTTCTACCGATACTACTTTAAATGCCAAACTTTCATTTAATCATCCGGTTAAAGAACTTATATGGCAACGAAAAGCTGGAGCATCTTATAAATCAACTGGTAACGCAAAACTTATGCTTAACGGTAATGATCGTTTTGCTGAACGCAATGCTATGTATTTTACTCACGTTCAACCCTATCAACATCATACCAATATCCCACCACAAGATCAATATATCAATGTATATTCATTTGCATTAAAACCTGAAGAACATCAACCATCAGGAACTCTTAATATGTCTCGTATTGATACTGCACAACTTAAACTATCGTTTGCTGCAGATACTGAAGGTGAAGTCAAAATATACGCTCACTCCTACAACGTTCTCCGTATCCTCAGTGGTATGGGTGGTCTTGCGTATTCTAACTAAACTTACATCTAAAATTATTTTTATTTATAATATAAATCTAAAATTATTTTCTTAGCTTATATTAAAAATGGGTGGAGGTCTTCTTCAACTTGTAGCTTATGGTGCCCAAGATGTCTATCTTACCGGCAACCCTCAGATTACTTTCTTCAAAGTAGTTTATCGTCGTCATACTAACTTCTCTATTGAGTCTATACAACAAACCTTTAACGGAAGCCCTGGAGCTGGAAAACGTGTAACTTGTCAAATCTCCCGTAATGGTGATTTAGTTCATAAATTATATGTTGTATTTACACATCCTTCAGCTGGTGGTGATTTAGATGATGCTCGTAAATGTATCAATAAAGTAGAAGTAGAAATTGGTGGTCAATTAATTGATCGTCAATATGGCGATTGGATGGAAATCTGGAATGAACTTACTTTACCAAAAGGAAAAGAAGCTGGGTATGTTGAAATGATAAAAGCAGAGTCTAATGCGGACACCAAAGCATATGTTCCTCTTGAATTCTGGTTCTGCCGTAATATTGGTCTAGCATTACCACTTATTGCTTTACAATATCACGAAGTTAAAATCAATATTGAATTTGATGGGACTCAAGAATTTGGAGATGCCACCTTATGGGCTGATTACATCTTCTTAGATACTGATGAACGTCGTCGTTTTGCTCAATTATCTCACGAATACCTTATAGAACAAGTGCAATTCACTGGAGGTGAAACAATCAATAGCTCTAATCTTTCTGCTAAATTATCTTTCAACCATCCCGTTAAAGAACTTATATGGCAAGGAACAAATTCAAGTGGAACAATTATAAAATTAGGAAACACTAAGCTTATGCTTAACGGTAATGATCGTTTTGCTGAACGTGATACTAAATATTTTACTCACGTTCAACCATATCAACATCATACTAATATCCCAGATAGCGATTGTAATATCAATGTATATTCTTTCGCATTAAAACCGGAAGAACATCAACCATCGGGAACTCTTAATATGTCTCGCATTGATACTGCTCAACTTAAAATATCTGATATTACACAAGGATCAGGTGAAGTCAAAATCTACGCTCACTCCTACAACGTCCTCCGTATCCTCAGCGGTATGGGTGGTCTTGCGTATTCTAACTAAATTATTACTTACTTACTTCTTTTTATTTACCATATTAGGATATCCTAATACGGCATTAACACCTAAAAACATTGAAATAATTGAACTAGTTAAAGCAGATTGAAAATAATAATTATTAAAGTTCATAAACTTAGACGTTATCCTATTTAATTTATTAACAATGTGTGAAGGATTACCAGTTATAACTGAATAGCATATCATAAAACTAGATATAAGTAAAGCATTTTCAATACCATTAATAAATATTTGTTCAATATTAGATTGTTTAGCAATAAGTATATTTTCATTAACATACCATGGTTTATCAGGTATTACAAAACAAATTTGAGGTTTTTTAACAAAAACAGAATTAAACAACATTATTCTAATTTAACTTTATATTCGTTAGTATTTTTAATATATACTAAATCATCATTTTTTATAGGTGTATCATCTATATATTTACCATCTTCTGTTCTAAGTTTAGTATATTTATTATTATATAAAGTCCAAGTATCATATTCGTTTTTATATAAAACAAGTGTAGGTTTATTTTCAGTAGATTCTAATTTACCAACAATAAACTTTTTCATCATATCTTTCATTTGAGCAGTTTCATCACCACGATATTTAATCATATAATACACCTGTTTAATATTGTATTTTTTTATTAAAAATAAATAAATAGTAATACCAACAACAGCTAAAATAACTATCGCAAAAAGTATGAGAAATATAATACCCCACGACATTTATATTAAATAAATATATATTTTTAAATAAATGGGAGGTGGATTATTACAATTAGTAGCCTATGGAGCTCAAGATGTTTATCTTACCGGAAATCCTCAGATTACTTTCTTTAAAGTAGTTTATCGTCGTCATACTAATTTTTCAATAGAATCTATACAACAAACTTTTAACGGAAATGCCATTTTAGGTAATCGTGTAACTTGTCAAATATCCCGTAATGGTGATCTAGTTCATAAATTATATTTAGAAATAAAAGCAGTAGCAGGATCAAATCCAATATATCTTCAACCTTTCTATGGTTATAGAATGATAAAACACGTGGAACTTGAGATAGGAGGACAACGTATTGATAAACAATATGGTGAATGGATGTATATTTGGAATGAACTTACAATGGATCAAGGTAAAAAAGAAGGATATTATGAAATGATTGGTGGTAATTCTCTAAATAAATCAGTTGAATTAAAAGACGAAAACGTGCAATTATATATTCCTCTTGAATTTTGGTTTTGTCGTAATGTTGGTTTAGCATTACCTTTAATAGCTCTTCAATACCACGAAGTTAAAGTTAATATAGAGTTTAATTCAATGGAAAATATCAGAGCAAAAAACCAAGCTGATGAACTTGCTTCAGATAACACGTGTAACATACAAATTAATAACAATGATTTTACATCATTTAGTGCTACATTATGGGCTGATTACATCTTTTTAGATACTGATGAACGTAAAAGATTTGCTCAATTATCGCACGAATATCTTATCGAACAATTGCAATTTACAGGAACAGAAAGTATAACAGCAAATACAGTAAAAGCATCACGTTTAAGTTTTAACCACCCTTGTAAAGAACTTGTATGGGTAGTAAGACCTGAACCAGCTACAGAAGGTTCTAATATCAACTGGAATAACTTTACAAATGCTGAAAACAATAATATAATTAAAGATAATCTAATAACAACAGCTAAACTTCAATTAAACGGAAATGATCGTTTTGCTGAAAGGGATGGAAAGTATTTTTCGTTAGTTCAACCTTATCAACATCACAATAATATACCAGTTAATCAAGGTATTAATGTATATTCATTTGCATTAAAACCTGAAGAACATCAACCATCAGGAACATTAAATATGTCGAGGATAGATACAGCACAATTACAAGTTAAAAGTAGTAAACCAGGTGAATTATTTGTATATGCTGTAAATTACAATGTTTTACGTATATTAAGTGGAATGGGTGGATTAGCGTATTCTAACTAAAAACATAAAAATAATATTAAAACTTATATAGCAAAATTGAACTCTTGTTCATTGCCATTACATTCTGTTTCAACAACATTAACCCTATAACATTCTCCATCAAAATCGGAATAAAGATTATTGGAAAAAGGTGTAGGTGTTTTAACTATTTTTTCTTTGGTATTATTTGTAACAACAATGTAAATAATTCCAATAATAAATGCTAAAATAAAAGGTATAAATTGAAATTCAAAACTTGGATTAATCTTCATTTAATTCTTTTAACTCAAAATAATTTTTATAAGTATAAATATCAAATTCAGGTTTTTTAAAAGGATATAATGTTTTAAATAAATTAACTCGTTCAATATAATCGTTGGTATCAGAAGATTGTCTTAAATATTCTGCATAGTGTTCTTCATAGTCTTTACGTTTAGATGATATATTTTTAATATATTTATCACGAAGATCAACTAACATATTTAATTCTTCTTGTTTATTAGTATTGAACATCATACAATGTTTTTTAAATTCAATAGGAGTGGATGTAAATAGTTTATACATTTTTATTTTCTATATTTATAATTTTCTCGAAAGAACTTTTAAATTGATTATCAATTGATTCAGCTCCATTCATTTTTCCTTCATATGTGTGTAAAGGCACATATTTAACAACTGTTTTTTGTTTCTTAACACTACTAATTTTATTTTCATAATAACCTTGAACTATAACTAATATACCAATAAATACTAATAATAAAATAACATTTTTCATATTTTCTTATTATAGATAAATATTATTTAATCTACATTGGTCATATCAATAGTTTCAACATTGTTGAAAGGATCTTTATCAGTAGCAACTTCTTCTTCTTCATCATCATTAATATCCATACCAAGCATAACAACATTGAGAACCTTTTTAGAAAAATCAACAGGTTTAATAATTTGATATCCGGAATACAATAAAGCACTATTGATAACAAGATCAAGAAGATCTCTCAATGAATTATATTCTTCAGTATCATTAATATTCTTAATTTTCTTAATAATAGGATGTAGAGGATTAATTTCCAACACTCTTTTATTTAACATAGCATTAGAACTATCAGTTTGTCCTAATGTTTGCGATTTAATAATCTTTTCCATATTAGCCGAAAAACCATTTTCAGGTGAAGATACTATACAAGGTAATTCAGATACTTTATTAGTAATTTTAACTTCACTAAAGGTGGTATAAAGACGTTTAATATAATCGCAAAGTGATTTATATTCTTCTTTTTGTTTTTTAATAAGTTCTTTATCAGCATCCGTTGTATTAGGTAATTCAATATCACCTTTGGTGATGCAAGTTAAAGTGCATTCTTTGTATTGCATAAGTCGTTGACACATATATTCATCAACTGGATCAGTCATAAACAGAACATCTAAACCATTTTTCTTGAACCTATCTAAGAATGGAGATGTTTTAAGTATATCCATATTATCTCCTGCAATGTAATAAATATGTTTTTGATTTTCATTCATAGATGTAATATAATCGTCAAATGTGATCATCTTATCGGGTGAATTAGCCGAATAGAACATTAAAAGATCAGAAACCCTTTCACGATCACCGCTTTCTTCATAAACACCAAGTTTAATATTTTTTTGATATGTCTTATAGATTTTAAGATAATTATCCATATCATTCATAGCAGATTTTAACATATCAATGCTTTTCTTAACAACTGCTTTTTTAATAACTTTAATAACCTTATTCTCCTGTAATATTTCACGTGATACATTGAGAGGTAGATCATCAGTATCAACAACACCTGAAATGAAATGAAGCCATTCAGGACATAAAACCGCACTATTATCACTGACAAATACTTTACGAACATATAATTTAATATTATTTTGTTTTACACCTCTTTCAAATACATTATTCTTAATTTTTTTAGGTAAATACAAAATACCTTTATATTCTATTTGTCCTTCACCACTAATATGTTTATACGTATAAGGTTTTTCATTATCATTTGTTAAAGACTTATAAAAACCATAATAATCTTCTTCTTTTAGTTCATTGCTTGATCTAGTCCAAATAGGTTTATGTTCATTTATCAGCTGAAATTCTTTAACAGTTTCAATAATTTTCTTCATTTTCTTAGGTTTTTCTTCAACATCTTCAATAGTAACATCATCTAAATTAGATGAATCAACATTAGAAGTTCCATCAGTAACAGTTACATCTTCTTCTAATGATGCTTCTTCGTCTTCAACTTCTTTAGTTTCCTCACGTTTAATGAATACTTTTATAGGATAATTAATATATTGTGAATGTTCTTTTACAATAGCTTTTAATTTATTAACATCAGTATATTTGTCTACAGCTTCGTCGGTTAATAAGCATTTAATAATAGTTCCTTGTGTAAGATTATAATCAGGATGAATATGATCTTTAAGGTTATCTTCAGTAAGTTCTTCAATAACATATTGTCCTCCAGCATCTGAAGTCCATTTAAAATATCCAGAATCCGCTTTTTTAGTAATAATAGAAACTTCTTTAGCTACCAAAAAAGCAGAATAAAACCCAACCCCAAATTGACCAATTAAGTTGCTATCTTTAACTTTTTCCATAAATGCTTTAGTTCCTGAACTAGCAATTGTTCCTATATTTTTAATAAGTTCCTCTTTAGTCATACCAATACCAGTATCAATAATATGCAATTCTTTATTTTCTTTATTAGGTAAGAGTGTAATACAATTATCTACTTTATTGTCAGGTTTGTTAGTAATACAAAAGTGATTATATTTGTCAATACTATCACTAGAATTTGAAATAAGTTCTCTTAAGAATATATCCTTATTGGAATAAAAATTATTAATAATAAGTTTAAGTAGAGCTGAAATATCAGTATCAAATGAAAAGGTTTCAGTCATCTTTCTTAGTTGTATTTAAATGTTTTAATTAAGTTTTTATATAGTTTATAGTTTATAGTAAAAGAAAAAGAAAGAAATTCAGATTTTAGATATATGACATAATACTCAAAAATTCTTCTTAAAATTTAAACATTTTGAAGAAGATAATAATATAAAAAAATCAAGATATTGTATATGAATCATACAGACTTATTAGAATGTATAAAATATCTGTTGTAAAATTAGCAAAATGTATTACAGTAACTAGTATTTCAGGAACATACTAATATAAAACTTAATATATTACTTAAATAAATGAATATTAATTTTTTACACCATGTTCCAACTTTAACTGAATTTTATAAAGTAAGTTGGATATCACCTTTTAATGATAAATATAGTAGATATGTAGAACCAGGTATTACTGCAATAAATAAACTATATAAAAAAATAATTTATAAAAAGCAACCATATCTAGTATCAAATAAAACAAATGAAAAATTATTATATTTAAAAAAAGAATATATAAAATTAACAAATAGTGATTTTTATCTTACAAATGTTGATGAATATATTTCTAAATCTAAATTACAAAATATAAAATCAAAATCTCTTAACAATTTGCAATTAACTACAATATATTTATATCAATCTGATTTTTATTATAAATATTGGAATGAACAAAAAAGACAAATAACATTACGTAAGAAATCAACTATGCAACCAAATTATATATATTTAGAATTTTTAGCGAATTATGAATATTTTATACAAATTGCATCTCTTGATAATCATACAATAATTATTGCATTTAATGAAAATTCTTATAAAATAATAATATTTAAAAATGATGAAAAAAAAAAAATTTGTGATTCTATATATGCAATAAAATGGGCTATTAAAACTAAACGTAATTTTACTATTAACGACGAAGATATACTTAAATATATAGTAAAAGTAGTAGAGGATCAAAAATGTTATTTAGAGCGCTTTTATTATTACGCTGCTGATTTTAGTTTGCCAAAATTAAATAAATATAAAAATTTTAAAAAAGTTAGTACTAGCCAATCTGCAAAAAATATATGTAATATACCATCTAAATTTGTAGATGCTTTTGATTATTATAATAATGATGGTGATAAATATATTACTGCTAAAAATGAACTAGCGAGATATATATATAATAAAAGTAAAAAACAACCATCTATAACACATTACAAATTTGCCAATAATGAAATATTTGAACCTGATTCAAAGGTAGTATTTTATAGAGGTATGAACATACCTAAAAAAGAAAATATCAATATATTTCATAAAAGAGAATTTATATCAATAACACGAAATAAAATTGTAGCAATGGGGTTTATGGATATAGGATTATCAGCAGAAAATTCACATATATTATATGAAATAACTTTGGAAAAAGGAGTTCCATATATAGATTTTAAGATTTTAGGTCAAAATACATTATATTTTGAAGACGAATTATTATTATTTACAACTCCTTGTGCATTTAGATATGAAGAACCTATACCAACAAATACAGGTGTAGGTGTGTATTATATTTGTGAAGTGTCTATATCTGTAAATGAACTTATACAATATAAATTTAAAAACATACCTGATATAAAAAGATTTAAAGAATTACAACTTGATGATTCACTTTTATCAGAAAATAAATCAAGCTCATCATTTAATATTTCTTCATCATCATCAAGTATAAATTCACAATATGAATCACTAAATAATGTTCCTCTACAATCTACTAACCAAAAATTAAATACAGAATATGAAAAAACCAATGTAATACTAGAACATACTATAAATAAAGAACGACATATAATATATAAAAGAATAGATATAAATGATGAATCTGTGTATATAGATATTAATAATGTATATTATGAAGTTAGTGGTAAAATTACGGATGAAAATAAAAAAACTATCAATAAAAAAATAACTTATAAAAATATAGCAGATATACTTAATGAGTTATTTTTTCAAAATAAGAATTACTTTGTTTATCTTAATAAATATTCTGCTCTTTGTAAAAAACTTAAATTAGTTAAATTTATGATAAAAGAGACAGAAACAGAAGCAACAAGAAAAATGGAAACAATAAAAGAAGAAATGAAAACAAAAAAAGAAGCAGAAACAGAAAGAGAAATAGAAGCAAGAAGAGCAGAAGAAGAAACAGAAAGAGAAATAGAAGCAAGAAGAGCAGAAGCAGAAACAGAAAGAGAAATAGAAACAAGAAGAGAAGCAGAAACAACAAGAGAAATGGAAGCAAGAAGAGCAGAAGCAGAAACAGAAAGAGAAATAGAAACAAGCAGAGCAGAAATAGAAGCAACAAGAAAAAGAGCAGCAGAAAAAAGAAGAAAAGAAAGAGCAGAAAAAAGAAAACAAGAAAGAAAAAAAAGAGCAACAATAATAGTAGAATAGATATAGCAACTAATTTCTTGATATGATGGTAATTAAAAAATAAATTAATAATTAAATCATCAGTTTATAAAAATAATTAATCTAATTACATTTTTCTAAAAAATTTTTACGATTTAAATAATTACGGGTATCTTCATCACCACGAATCCATTGGTTAAAATGATATCAATTAAAAACTCAAATTCATCAACAAATGTTTCAGGAACATATTAATATAATTTTTTATATTTCTTAAATAAATGAATTTAGATCTTTTAGAAAACGATGATGCAGACGTAGCTGAATTTTATAAAGTGCGATGGACATCACCTTTTAATGACACATATACAAGATATGTAGAACCAGGTATTACTGCAATTAATAAAATATATAAAAAAATAAAGTATAAAAGCCAATCATATGTAGTATCTAATAAAACATATGAAAAATTATCATATTTAAAACAATTTAGAGAATTAGAAAATTTAAATGTTAATTTTACAAATACGGATGACTATATTTCTAAACCTAAATTGCAAAATATAAAATCAAAAGATCTTGACGATAAGCAATTAACTACAATATATTTGTATCAATCTAAGTTTTATTATCTATATTGGATTGAACAAAAAGAGCCAATAATATTAGGTAAAAAATCAGTTATACAGCCACCATATTTAGCATTTTTAGAAAATTATGAATATTTTATAGAAATTAACCCGCTTGATAATCATAAAGTAATTATCGCATTTAATGAAAATTCTTATAAAATACTAATATTTAAAGCTAATGCAAAAATTTGTGATTCTATATATTCAATAAAATGGGCTACTAATACTAGTGTTTTTCCACCTAGTCTTGTTAAACCTAAATTTACTATTAAAGACAAAGACATACTTAAATATATAGAACAAGTAGTAGATAATCAAAAATATTTTTTACTGCAATTTTATTATTACGCTGCTGATTTTAGTTATCCAAAATTAAATAAATATAAAAATTTTAAAAGATTTAATGGTAACCAACCTGACCAAAATGTATTTGAAATACCAGATAATTTTTTAGATTCTTTTGCATATTATTATAATGATAGATCTAAATATATTATTGCTAAAAATGAACTAGCAAAATATATATATGATAAAAGTAAAAAACAACCATCTATAACACATTACAAATTTGCCAATAATGAAATATTTGAACCGGTTCAAGAAGTAGTATTTTATAGAGGAATGACCTTACCTAAAGAAAATACTAAAATATTGCGTGAAAGATCTTTTATATCAATCACAAGAAATAAAACAACAGCAATGGGGTTTATGGAAATGGGTAGACAACTACAAGATGAAAAATCACATATATTATATGAAATAACTTTAGAAAAAGGTGTTCCGTTTATAGATTTTAAGATTTTAGGTCAAAATGCACTATATTTTGAAGAAGAATTATTATTATTTACAACTCCTTGTGCATTTAGATATGAAGATCTTTTACCAATAAATACAGGTGTAGGTGTGTATTATATTTGTAAAGTGTTTATATCTGCAAATGAACTTATACAATATAAATTTAAAAACATACCTGATATAAAAAGATTTAAAGAATTACAACTTGATGATTCGCTTTTATCAGAAAGTGTAAAAAAATTAACACTTTTTCATAAAAATAAATCAAGTGCTTCATTTAATATTTCTTCTTCACTATCAAGTATAAATTCAAAATATAAATCATTAAATAATGTTGTTATACAATCTACTAATCAAAATTCAAATATTCAATATGAAGAAACTAATGCAATGTTAGAACATAGTATAAATAAAAAACAATATAGGATATATAAAAGAACGGATGTAAAAGACGAATCTGTGTATATATATATTGATAATACATTTTATGAAGTTAGTGGTAAAATTACAGATATTAATAGACAAATTATTAATAAAAAAATAACTTATAAAATTATAGATAAACTTTATAATAATTACTTTGTTTATCTTAATAAATATTCAGCTCTTTGTAAAAAACTTAAATTAATTAAGTTTAAAATAATTTATAATATGGACAGTGATCGTTCTAAAAAGTAATAACATCAAGTAGTACCTCAACTTAATTACATTTTTCTAAAAATTTTTTACGATTTAAATAATTACGGGTATCTTCACCACCTCTAACCCATTGTGGAACAATATGATCAACATTTTGTATTTCAGATACACAATCTAACATAGGTGTAGGATGATAAGTTTGTTTTTCCATTATTTTTTCATTGCATTTATCGTAAATATGCGAACTATTAGAACCAGATAAAACATCTAATTCTTTAGTAGGATCACCTACACCTGGACGTAAATTAGGGCAAGCTTGAAACATTCTATGAAATAATTGTATATTACATCTATCTCGTGTTTGTTTAGATTTATCATTTCTTAATTGACTTTCGTGGTCAATTAAGCAACTATCAGGATGATTGGCAACATTAGGATGAGGAGCAGGTCTTAAATTAACGTGATCAACATAATAAGTAGGCATTCTTACATTAGGATCTTTACATTCTACAAAATTAGTGTTATAATGCATATATTCATCTATATTTTGATTTTTAATATCTTTGGATTCCATCCAACAGGTATCATTATAAATATCGCAATTTTTATTATACATTTATTCTAAATATATATTTATTTTTTTGTAGTATCTTTGGCTCTTAGTTTGTTTATTGCTTTTTGTATTTTATTGAATATACGTCTATCTATTAATCTACTATTTATTAAATAACTACTTAAAACAGTTAATAGTGATACAGTTTTACTATGAGTAATTTCTGTTTGATCTATAACCATTTCATGAATATCATTTGCTTTTTTATTTATTTTTTGTTTTGCTTCTTGCAATCGTAATACACCGGTGTATGCACTAAATAAATAGAATAATTGATAATAATCAATTATTCTATAAAATGGTTTTTTAGTTTTTAAAAAATCTATAACTGAGTTTTTACGAGGATCATCAGGATCGGATTCGATTTGTTCGTAAACCTCTTCTTTATATTCATCATAACCTACAAGGGTAGCTTTTTTTGAATCAATTAAAATACGCAAAGCAATCCAAACTAAAATTTTATATATGTATGAAAACTTATATTGTTCAAAATATTTTATTTTATATAAAAGTTTTGCTAAATGTTTTAATTTTTTAATATGGTTTCTATTATTAACATCAAGTATTTCAATTATTGTAGATCTTATAGTTTCTTGTGTTTCTCCAGTTACAGCACCTAAATTACCAGGCGATATAATACGTCTATCATCTGGATCAATACCAATACCTTGTTGTCTTACACTACTAGAAGATAAGGGTTTTTCAACACTAGTAGGCATAGATTTTATACTACTAACAGGCAATGATTCTGATTTACTTTTTCTTTTATCAAGTTCTGCCATAATTGCTCTAATTTGTCTTGCAATTATTTGATGTCGCGGTTCTTCATCTTCAATATCCATTTTATTATTAACAAATATATTATGAAGTTTGACCAACAAATCTTAAATCATCTCTATCTAAATTAATATTTTTAATACATCTTGAACTATTACCTTGTTTGCAGGATTTTTTATTATCATTTGAATTATATAACCATTGCATAAGGCTGTCTCGATCATTAGGTATAGTTTTACCAGCAATAGTGTGAAATTGTCTTACAGATAATCCTCTTTCATAAAAATCATTAACATCTCGAAAGGTATTAGTATAAAAGTTTTTATTTAAAATCGCATTATCAACTTCGCAAGGTTTGGCATATGTAGTATCTAATACACTAGGATTCATAAAAGGATTATTGACCGAAGGCATAACGCAATTGGATTTAAAGTTTTCAACATTATAAACATATTTATGTTGATAAATTACGAAAGTAATAATAGCAACAATAATAGCTAAAGCTAAATAAGATAAATCAAAATCATTAAGTAAAACTAAAATAATACTTAAGACTGCACCACCTAAAAATATAAAGTTTAATTTATCAATAAATGTAAATTTATCTGGTATTTCTTGAAATAATACAGTTGGATCATTTAGCCAAAAAATACTCATTCTTTATTTTTACTATCTAATTTCTTTTTTAATTTAGATTTTTTGTCCATTTTACGTTGCATTGAACGAGATGAAGGCATATTAGCACCACCCATCATTCCAGACATCATTTTCATAATGTTTCCAATATCCGGACCATTACCTCCACCTCCACCATTCATACCAGGTAATTTACCAGCCATATTAAGAGCATCTTTTAATAAAGCATCTTGTTTAAGTTCTCCACTTTTTAACTTAGTTGCCATTTTTTGACTAACATCTGAAATTAAATTACCAATACCGTTATCAGGATCAGATAATGCACCTAATATATCTCCTTCGGTATTTATAGATTTTTTAACTTTTTCTATATCTACATCTTCCATTATTTCTTTTGCTAACTTACCGATACTAGTATCTTCAATATCTTCCATAGTAAATCCAGTTTTATTTTCAATAGCAAGTTCTCCAATACGATTAACTATTTTGCGATATTTTTCAGGGATAAGATCATCTTCAATGGTGCTAGTGCCTTTAAGTTTTTCCATAATATTTTTAACATTATCTTCGGTTAAATCGGTATTTTTAAACAAATGAAATATTAATAAGAATTGATGTAATACTGTAGGTTTTTTAAAAACAACTTTAATATTTTTAATAGGAATATTGTTAAGAATGTTAAGAGTTTCGTTATCTTCAAACCATTTATCAAGTTCTTCTTTATTACAATCAACTAAAGGATTACAAATAAAATCAGTAAAAACGGTTGAATAGGCTTCAAGATAATCTTTTGATTTATTATCAAATGTGCTATAAAATGCGTGTATTTTGTTTAAAATATCTCTTGCCACTGCTTTTTTTTCTTTTAATGGTTTAGCATTTTTTTTAACAGTTTTAATAAATGTCAGGAAATATTGATTAAATACATAAGTTGTCATTTTACTTAATATATTTATTGAATATCTTTATATCTAAACTTTTTTTTAATGAAGTGCGGATTCACGCATTTTTTGTATTTCAGCTAAACTAGGTAATTGTTTATGAGATTTTTCAGTATCAGTATTACCAATTGGTTTAATATCAGGTTGTATTACATTAGTTTTTTCATCCAAGTTTTCCCAAATAGTAACTGGTCCAGTTAGATAATTATCATTTTCGTCAATATTTTCATAACTTTGCGAAATAAATGAATCAAGACCAGAAGGTTCAGATAAATCTACAACAGATTGTGTAGTTGTATTACTAGGTTTTAACAAAACACCTTTTCCAGGTAATAGTAAATGATCAAATACTTCTTTACCAAATATAATTTTATTAAACTCGGGTAATAACATTGCGGGAACGTGTGTAATTCTTACATCAAATATAATTTGGTTTGATTTTAAATAATCAACTGATATAAGTTTAACTAGTTTTTGTTTATCTAATGTCTTTAATGTTTCTATTAACATAGTGCAATGACTACATTGATCGCTATAAAATAATAACATTTTTTAATAGTATTAATAGGAATACAGTTTTATATAAAAATGATTTATTTATAGCATTAAAATAAATGTTAAGTAATTTTAGTTGCAATAAAAAATTAAATAGAATATCTATTGAAACCAAGGATATTGATTTATCAATATTAAATGGTATTAGACGTATATTATTAATGGATATTCCAATACTAGGATTTATAGGAAATGGTATTGATACCACTGTAAATATTATAGAAAATACTACAGTTTTAAATAATGAAATTATAACAAATCGTATAGCATTAATACCATTAGATGTAAGTGAAAAATATAATGATAAATATATTTCAGGTGAAAATAAATTAGAAATTGAATTAAATGTTAGTTGCACTGAGAATATAAAAATAATTACTACTCAAGATCTTATTGTTACTATAGATCAACAAAAAGTTGCAAACTTTTTTAAAAAACCATATATTACAATTACAAAACTACGTAAAAACGAATCTTTACACTTAAAAGCTGAAGCAGTTAAAGAAACTGGAAGAAAGAATGCTTCTTTTAATATAGTATCAGGATCAACAGTGTATAATAAACCTAAAGTGCCTTTTACAAATACAAAAAGTATTATAGAACAAGAGCGAGATTATAATGAAGGTGAATATGTATTAGAATTTGAAATTATTAATAATACTATATCACATAAATATATGTTATTAAAAGCAATTGATATTTTAATAAGTAAATTATCTATATTGATTGATAAATCTACAATTGAAAAGTTTGAAAATAATGAAGAAACGTATGATTTCAGTATTCCTGATGAAAATGATACAGTTGGAAATATAATACAATCTTATATATTTGATAATTATGTGATATCTAAGAAACAAACTGTTGAAAATTGTATTTGCACTTATATAGGTTATATAGTAAAACATCCATTAGATAAAGTTTTAACAATAAGAATGACACTAAAAGATGCTAAAAGTAAAGAAGAATATATAAACTTTTTAGGAATAATATGTAATGAAATAATTGAAAATAAATTACAATTAATAAAAGAACAAATAAAAGAAACTTTTATAAAACAATAGAATAAAATATGGAAGATGAATTACCAAAAATTACAATTAAATATATACCAAACTTGGAAAACGCTATAAATATATTTTCAAAAGATGCTTTATACTATTATTTTAATGAATTTTTTGATAATGAAGCTAAATCAAAAGACATTGTAGATGATTATGTAGATGATTATTTAGTAAATAAACCAAAAGGTTTAGAAGATATATATACATTAATAGATGATGTTGAATATGAAGAAAGATTATTTGAAAATTATACTAAAATGTATAAAAATAATTTTCAAAATAAAGAAGATTTATTAAAATCTTTATTTAATAATCCGTTTAATTTTGAATCAAGTTATATTGATAATTTTATTAATGTTATTCATACAGATAGGCAATTTAAAATAGGAACTACAATACCAGATGATCTTAAGACACTTGAAATTTTACAATTATATAAAACAACATTAAATGAAAGTTTATATTCTAAATTACACCAAATACCTAAAGAAATAAATAGTAATATTCCTTTAACTTTTAAAGATAATGATTTTGATTATGTTAATGATATGATGAGGCGTTATGGTAAAAATATTGAAAATATGACAGACGAAGAATATGATAAAATACCCAATCTTGCTGATAAAAAAGAAAAAACAATAAAACCTGTAATATTAAATGCAGAAAATATAGTATTTTGGGATGATGATATAAATAAATATATAATTGATAATTTAGAAAATTACACAGAAGATAATATAATTAGCATATTAAATGATTTATCTGAAAAGAATCTTAATTCACCACAAGCAACTGATATATTTAACAATCTAACAGATTTGTATAAAACCATAGCAGATAATAGTATAGATATTGAAGATGTATATAAGAATGCGAATGATTATTTAAAAAAAATAGAAATTGAAAGATTAATAAAAATCTTTACAGAATTGAAAAACAATAAAGATACTGAAATAATAGAAGTTAAAAACATATGTAATACGATAGATAAAGTATTTAACAATGAATATAAGTTTCCTAAAGAGTTTATAGAAATAATAGATAATGAAGATGAAGATAATATTAATGATAATTATATTGAATTTGGTAATATATTGCGACCAAATATTGAAACAACAAAAATAGACCAAGATAATAAAAATATATTTTTAAACACATTAATAAACGAATTAGGTAAAGATTTAAAAATAAATTTGGATCTTATGATAGAATATATGCAACTTTTTGATGATACTGAAAAAACTGAAAGTGCTTTATTTTATTTATATATAACGATACAAAGTAATTTTTATAATAAAAATTATGATGATATAACATTAAACGAACAATGTATTGATATATTTTATGAATTTACAGAACCAATTAATATAATTGATAACAAAGTAAATTTTCCAAAATCCAAATCAATATATGCGTATATAATATGTTGTTTTAAAAATATAACAGATAATGAATATTTTACAACAGAGAAAGATATAGAAAAGAAAATATCAAAATTAATTATAAAAAATCCAAGTTGTCAAGATCAATTAGATGAATTACAACAATTATATGATAATATCGAAGATACACTAGAAAAAACAGATACTAAATTTTATAGAAACTTAGTAAATCAATTAAGAACATCAAATGAATCAAATAATGATGTAAAATATATAAATTTTGTTAATGCTTTAAAATATATTGTTCCAAAAAAACTTAAAAAAGTTAATCCTTTTATAGCAGGTTGTTGTGCGCAATTATTAAATCAAGATTATGAAGCTTATAAAGATATAACTGCAAACAACGATAAATGGCTTGAGGAAATTAAATATTCTCTCATAAATAATACAATTAATTACGAAAATACGTGGAATGCTGAAAATTATTTACCTGAACAAATAGATCAACAATCAATAGAAAACTTTGATTATGAAGAGGAAGAAGATAATATAGACGATTATAATATAGAAATAGATGATCCTGAAATAAACGAATATTTAAAAGATCAAAGTAAGTTAAATAAATATGTAGAAGATTGTGTTAATTCTTTTATGGCAAATGTATCAACAAAAACCGAAATATTTTCTTTAAAAAACTATATCTTAGAAAAATGTAAAATAGTGCAGAATTTAAAACATTTATTATTAACCGGATGTCTAAAAGATTCAACATATTATTACGAACAGATTGCAACATTAGAAAATAGTTGTTGTAATGATAGTAATTTTAAAAAAAGAAGAAGTAATATGTATGTATATTTAGGAGCAAAATATTTAAGAAATTTTAATTCATTAGAAAATAATGAAATATACGATAAAATTAAAGCATTAGGATCAAAGGTTATTTTATCTCGAGAACAATATAATAAATCTATAAGTAATTATCGTGAGAAATTAAAAGTTGAAGCAATAGATATATTAGAAAGTTTAGATGCTGAATATAAAGAAGTGGCTATTATGTTAAAAAAAAGTGGTATTATAAATACATATGATGATTATGATACTAATAATATAGATACAAATAAAGATCCTATTGTAAATTATCAAGGTGATGATAATAATGATCAAGCATTATATTAGTTTTTCAATAGGTTCAAACGAAACATAATCATCATTGGTTTCTTTAGGAACAATAGGATGAAGTCCTATTTTATCTTCACCTACAATACCTTTAATATTAATATCTATAACTCTTTCTCTTGTATGATTTACATAAACTAAGAAATTAATATGTTTTCCATTTAATTTATAATTACGATATAATATCATATCAATATCAAGTAAATATTCTTGTTTTTCTTCATTTTTTTTATATTTAATTAAAAGATCGTGTACTATTTGTATATCAGGTGTATTTTCTGCAATTTTATTACTAATAAATTGATAAGCTTTATTGTAAATAGCTGTGATAGTAGAATCAGTTAATTCAGTTTCCCATTCTGTATTTCTTAGAATAATATATTTTTCAGGTGAAGAAGGGTGAAACATTTCAACTAATAGTTCTAAATATTTTTCATTAGAAAACTCATAATAATAAGAATTTTCAGGTGTATTAATATCAATGTTAATACTATCAATAGGATGGCGATCTTTCAAAGCATCTGTTTTATTAGCAGTGTTTATTTTATTATTATGAGGTAAAACTGCAAAATATTCAAAGCAATTTTTCATAGTCATAAAATAAATAGTAATAAGCACTAAAATTATAACAATTTTTATTATAGTTTCCATAATTTTATTTTAATGTAATGTAATTATTTAGGCAAATATATAATCACTATCATCATTACATTCTTCTACGTTATGACAGAATGGTTTATTAATAATACCTGAATCATCATATTTTGTATAACTTAATCTTCTAACACCTATAGGTAACTGACAATATTGATCTACACATTTCCCTTTATCAGTTTGATATTGTTTATTTTTTCCATAAAACGGACATTCTTCATCTTTATGACAAGGTTTATCCCAAATTGTTTCCGTTTCTTTAAGATTACCAAAAGGATCGTATCTCATATTACATAATTGTTTATTCATATTTGTTTTATCACCATAACAATGGTAGTTAGGATCTTCTACTTCAGGATCACGTTTTAATCTAGTAATAAAGTTTTCAGTAGTATTTATGTATGGTGTTGTAGTGTTCTTAATAGTTATTTTTTTATTAAAGTTCCAAAAACTTTTAATATTAATTTCTTCTTCTCTAATATTTTTCATAAATATTTTCATTCTAGCAATATCAATACTATCAAAAGAATAAATAAATAAATCAAAATCAGATATTACTTTAAATACATTACTATCTTTAGCAACTGATACAATACCAAAATCAACACTATCAAATAAAGGAACTTTCGGATTTAATTTAATAAGTTTAAATGGTTTTATACGATAAGATTTACTAATAGCAGTAATAAACTCTTTATCAGTATCTGATATATATCCTATTTTTCTTTCGTGAATATTGTGTGTGCAATATAAATTAGGTGATTTGGAGATATAAAAGAAATATTTCTTATTATTTAGATGTTCAATGAGTTTAGATTTATAATAAAATAGCGAAAATAATAAAATAATAATAAACAAGATAATAAATAACTTTATCATTTGTTTATAATAAATAAAATGCTTAGAATTTTGATTACCTTATTAATTTATATAGTTATTTTAAGTATATTATATTTGTTTGAACCTTCTTTAATGTTTGAAGAAACTGGAAAATTAAAAACAATAGGATATGCTGATGAAAATAGATCTTTATTTTCTATTTATTTATTAACACCTATATTAATATTATTTATATATATAATTACATTAGTTATATGGCGAAATTAACTTTTATTACAATTGATTTTGATGAAACAGAATTAATAGAATATGAAATATTATATGTAGAAAGGTTTAGTGAATTAAATCAAAAAATAATAATGGCAACAAGAGTATCCGTGCTTGAATGTATTAACAATTTAACTAAAAAAAAGCTAATAATGATAAATGACAATGTAATAAATGAAAAAGGTTTTTGGTCTTATTTAGAAGATATTAAAGAAAATATAATTATATATATTAAAGTTAATTGTATAGAAGATATACCTTCTAATTTACTTAAAAATTCTACAATATTAGTTGAAGAAACTACAATACAATTAAAACGAAAAATAAATCGTAAGGTTATACATAAATATCGAGCATTTATGTTAGATTTAAGTTATATAGAAGCTTTTGTTAAAATGGATGATACAATATTAGAAAAGTTGAAAAGAAAATATCTATTATGATATAATAAAGGTATATAGCTATGGCGGATAAAGAAGAACCTGAAGACAAACGTCAAAAAGAAGAAGAAGAAGAATCACAAGCTGATAAAGCAGTAAATATAGCATCTGGAATGACAAATAATGCAGTAGAAGGTGTAAAAAACATAGCATCTAATACAGCATCTAAAGTTACTGAAGAAGCAAGTGCTGCTATTGAAAAAGCAACAGAAATGTTAAGTAATCCAAGTGTATTATATGGTCTTATAGCTGTAATTGTAATTGCTGTAATATGTGTTGCTGTTGTATATTATTTTATTGCTAATGCGGTGTTTAATAAAAAATCAATTATAATTGAGAAAACTAAGTTTCCTATTAAAGGTAATGTTAAAAGTGTTATTATGATTGAAAACTTTCCTTCAAGTGGTAATGGTCTTAGAAGAACTTACACCTTTTGGGTATATGTAAATGATGTTAATAATGCGGGTGGCAAACGTAAACATATCTTTTCAATTGGTAATGATAGTTCTGGAGGTAATATAACTGACAAATCTCCTGTTGTTGTTCTTAATAATTCTAAATTACATATATGTTTCCCGACTAATGATCCAGATGTACCAAATGCTCCTACTAATATTGATCAAATTGGCGGTGATACTAAAATAGACAATACAGTATCATTTGACTATTTACCTATGCAACGATGGGTGCATATTGCGGTAGTAATATCAGATGATTATCAAGGTTCAACTGTTAGTTTATATATGGATGCACAATTAGCTTCATCTACTACTAATAAAAAGGATACTGCAACATTAAAAGGTTTTAAATTAGATACAACAGGTAGTTTAATAGTGGGTGGTGATAATAGTGCTACTTATGGTTTTAACGGATTATTAAGTAAAGTAGGTATTCATAATTATGATCTAAATAGTCGTGATATATATAATATTTATAGCGAAGGACCTATTGACGGTCTTCTTGCTTCTCTAGGATATGGAGTAAGAGCACCACTTTATAAGTTAGCGGATTAATATATTTTTTATCTATTTCTTAAATTAAAATGATATATGTATTAATTCAAATAATAATTGCAATTATTTTAATTGTTTTAATGGGTGTATTAGCTTATGGTATATATAATAAAAATGCAAGAGAAATATTACTTGATATAATGACCCCAACAACAATTAGAAAGAAAACCAAAATACTTGATGGTGTATATGAATATAAAATTGGACACAATGTAACATTTAATACACGAGATAAAAGTAAAGGAACTTATGTTGATTTAAGTCCTTCAATAAATCAAAAAGGTGGTTCAGTTTATACTTATAACTTTTGGTTATATTTTCCGGAGAGTGTTTCTAGTGTTAGTAATACTCAAACATTAGTATTATTTAACAAAGGAAGTGATCAGTTAGTTAAATATAGTAGCACTTATAGATGTGATACAAATGAAGAAAAAGGTTGGTTTTTAGTAAAAAATCCATTAGTTCGTTTGGATACCAAAAACAATAAAATAGATGCAATAATAGTAGAGTTTAATAGTATTGAACGCCCAGATGTATTTCACGCAGGTGCAAATACAGGAGACAAAATTTGCACAGGAGATATGGTAGATAAAGATAATAATTTAATTGGTATTAAAGAACTAGCAAGCAGAGACGATTTAAAAAAACAATGGAATATGATAACTATAATAGTAAGTGAAACATCACCAGATGATGATGTTTTTGTAAGTTCAAATCAAGCAGTTGTAAAACTATATTTAAATGGTTATGCATATTTAGATAAAGATGGAGAATTAGCAGAAAAATCAACAGCAATGAAAGTTAATAATAGCGACTTACATATTGGAACTACATACAAAGACGCAGCAGATAATACCGTTTTACCTACAGGAACAGATGGTCATTCTACCGAAGTAGGAATATCAGATCTAACGTATTTCAATTATGCTTTAGAAGATAAAGAAATTGTTAGTTTATTTAAAGAAGGTTGTAAAAAATCAACAGCTTTAATACCAACAACATCAACATTTGACGATGGTCCAGAAAAAACTGAAGCTTCTTTAGAGATAAAATCTCATGATAATCCAAAATCTCTTTAAAAATATATTCTTTCTTATTTTTTTATAATAATTATTTTAGTTTAAAGGTGTAAAAGATATAATAAATAAATAATGCCAGTGGCACCATTAATTCAATTAGTATCAATAGGACAAGTAGATCAATATTTGTCATTAACACCTCAATTAAGCTATTTTAAATATGCATTTAAACGTCATACACGTTTCGCTTTAGATAATTTAAAATTAAGTTTTGATAGCACTACTGTTCCTACATTGGGTAAAGAGAATAAATGTATAAAAAAGATAGAACGACACGGTGATCTATTAAGTAATCTAACATTAGTTGTAAGAATACCTGAAATAAATATACCAGAAAATAAAGATTATAGATTTAGATGGGTAGATAATTACGCAACTTTATTAATTAAAAAAGCCGAATTATTTGTAGGAAGTCAAGGAGTAGCTATAAATACATTGTATGGTGAATGGATGGTAATATGGAATGAACTTACTATGCCACCAGAAAAAAAACATAAATATGATATTATAACTGAAAATGTAGCAAGTTCTTTAAATCCCCGAACATCAAATAAACAAATAAAGGTAACTAAAAATAATCAAATAAAGTATGAATATTATCCTGAAAATCCTGCCATAAAATCAAAACGCATTGGTATTCCTTTACCTTTTTATTTTTCTAAAAATCCAGCATTAGCAATTCCTCTATGTGCTCTTCAAACAAGCGAAGTAATGTTACATATAGAGTTTGAGGATGTAGAAACACTATATCAAGTTTATGATAAAAACTACGATAATGGAAAGGATAAACCAAAAGGAGCATACGTAAGTCCAAATAAACATCCAGATCCAATATCAATAAATACGTTTGTTGCACCAGAACAATTAGATTTAGATGCACATATAGAAGCACAATATGTATATTTAAATGAAACTGAAAGAAAACTAATAACGGTAAATCGTCGTAATAATGTATTTTTAGTAGAAAATGTTCAAAAACGAGAAAAACAAACAACAAGTATAAAAACCACAATAGATTTAGATCTAAATACACCTATAAAAGAGATGATTTGGGTATTAAAAGATACAAATAATAAAACTAATTTTAATTTACAAACAACATATACATATGATAATAAAGAAATATTAAAAAATGCTAAAATATTATGGAATCGTTCAAATGAGCGTGTAGAAGAGAAGGATGCAGTATTTTTTAATAAAATCCAACCGTATATACATCATAGTAATGTGCCAAAAGAGGGTATATATTGTTATTCGTTTGCTTTAAATCCTGAAAAATGGCAACCGACGGGTTATTATAATCCAGGTGGTAAATTTCCAATAAATACGTCATTAGTGTTGGAGATAAACGAAGAGGTAAAGAATCGTGAATTTGATATAAATGTGTATATATTACAATATAATATATTTGAAATAATAGGTGGTATGGGAGGTTTTAAGTTCAGTTAATTATATATTTTAAAAGATAAATATGGAAGTATTTACTTTAATAATTTTTATTGTAATAATATATTTATTATATATTTTAATAAATACAATATCATCATTAAGGAGTGAAGTATATGAAATGAAAAATAAATGTATAAAAACCGTATATAATAATGATAAAGATAAATTGCAAAATACGGAAGCATTGGATATTAAAAAAGATATAGCAGATAAGTATAATTTTTTTACAAATATGTTTAAAAAAATGATATAAACACTTATTTTTATTATAGCATAACATAATGCCTAGAAAAAAAGCACCAAAAGAAGAACCAACAAAAAAGAATATTGATGAAATTTTAGGTAATACGGAATTGAATGAAAATACTATTATAAGGCTACCATTAACTGATAGTTATTTACGAGATGATATTGATAAAATAGCAGAACCTACCGGTTATGATAATGGTAATTTAGAAAGTTTTTCAGAAATAACACAGCAAGAACCATTTAAAAAATCATTGTGTTTGTGGTGTAGACACGATGTAAATGATTTTGAATGTGGTATGCCTATACAATATGATTCATTAACAAATCATTATACATTATATGGTAATTTTTGTTCTTTTGAATGTGCATCAGCATATAATTTTTCAAAGAATACCCGTAGTGATCGTGTATGGGATATAAATAATATGATAAATATGATGGCAAAATCATATGGTTATGAGACACCAATAAATCCAGCTCCAAGCTATGAATTATTGGATATATTTATGGGAACTATGGATATTAAAGAATTTAGATGTGTTCATAAGAATACAGATCAGTTTTATGCAGTAAATATACCACCACATTCTTATGTTCCATCTGTAGCAGAAATATTAAATACATCATATATTAATAATAAAAAGAATACTAAGAATATTATAGAAAAAATGATATAAACTTTTAATTATTGTTAATACAATGGAATTATATATAACAAAATATCGTATATCAACAATCACTAGTAATGCAAAATTGTTGATAAAAGATAATGAAGATCGTTTGGATATTAATATAATTGAATTATTTAATAATATCACAATTAATAGTGATGACAAAGCAGAAACTTTTGTCTATACATCTAGATTTGAAAGTAAAGATAGCACAACTAAAATAGTAAGAGGTAATTATATTAAAAAGAAAAGAACTATACAACACAAAAGAACATTTGATAATCAAATATCTTTTGTATATAAATTAGCAGATAATTATTATGTAAATGTTAAAGTATTTCAAAATGGTAGTTTACATATAACAGGTAGTAGAACTATCGAAGATATTAAAATACCATTAGAAAAACTTGTAAAAGAAATTAAAGATAATAATATTAAAATACTGGAAAATATTGCTAATTTAGAATATGGAAATATTCAAATATTAATGATTAATACAGATTTTAAGATATTTAAAGATATTGAACATACATCAAATTTTGCGATTAAACGAAGAACTTTACATACAATATTGATAAATGATTATAATATGATAGCAAGATTTGATCCATCAACATATCCCGGTGTTAAAATTGAATATTGGTGGAATAATGCAAATAATGTAAGAGATGCTTCAACACATTATGATATAAGAAATGTAAAATCAAAAGCTAATGTTAAAGACGGCATAAAGAAAATAACAATAGCGGTATTTGAGAGTGGAAGTATATTGATAACAGGGGCAATTACTATAGATCAAGTTGATGAAACATATAAGTTTATATGTGATATAATTGAAAAAAATAAAGACCAGATATATTTTAACATTTAGATTCTTCTTCTGTATTATTACCTAATCTAGTATAAGCAGGATTATGAGTTTTAGCATAAAACTGTTTCATATATTCAGAAGATGTTGGAGTAATATGAGGTGGTGCCCAATCTTCCGCAATATTAGCCGCATATAAACCTAAACCAGGATCAGGAGATTTTAATTTAATATTATTTAAAGCATTCTTATTACAATCTAAGAAACTGAATTGAAGAACAGACATTTTTATTATTCTAATATAAAATAAAATGTCTTCGTCTTCTGTAGATGGTTTAAGCAACGAAGATATAATAAGAACAGTTAAAGAAATAAGATCAAGAACCGATAAAATAAAAGAAGAAGAATATGAATATTTTAAAACCCGATATAATCATTTATACAAAATGATTACTGATAAAGATATGGATTTTGATGAAGAAGCATTTTATACAATGTTAAAGCAAAGAAGTAAAGTATTATCAGGAGAGAAAGATATTAAGACCGGTTCAGAAGAAATAAGCACTAAATTTTTTAATAAATATCATCCAGATCTTATATAAAGCTATAATGATTTTATGAAGACAATGATGAGTCTTAATAATATTATAAATAAAACAAAAGAAATTAAACAACCAAATATATCTTGGAATAATACATTATTACAAGTATTACGTGAGAACCATTATTGGCCAGCAATTCAAACAAAAAGATTTTATTCAAATAATAATTTAATATTATTACATAATACTTATAAAAGAAAAGATGTTGAATCATATATTGATTTATATAATGAATGTCGTAGTGTGATCTTAGATTTTTCTTCACCAAATGTAATACTTTTTAAAGCATCTAGCACTCCTGAAACTTTAAAATTTGAAGATGCTATTGATAAATACGATGATACTCTAGAATGTAATATAGCATATGATTCAACTTTAGTTTATGCTTATTATTGTAATAATTGGATATTTAGCACAAATACTTGCACAAATATAGATTATTCAAAGTTTAACCATCCTACAAAAAAATATGGCGAAATGTTTAATGAAGCATTACCTATAAGTAGAGAAGAATTAATGCAAAACTTAGATAAAAACATTGTATATACATTTGGTATTATACATTATGAAAATAAAAAATATATAAATTATACGAATGAATTTGGTGAGAATTATAAAAAAATAATGTTATTAGATACAAAAGAAAAATATACAGGGATAAATGTAGATATAACATTAGATTTTGGTATATTAAATCCTAAAAAAATAACTTTAAAAGAAGGTTATCTATTGAATAATATTTATGGATTAATATTTGAATATAATAATAAAAGGTATAAAATAACACCTAATAATATAATTTTTCAAGAAGAAACTGATTTTGGTTATCCAAATGTATGGCGTAATATGATATGGATATATCAAAAAAATATGGAAGATTTTCATATATCTGATTATATTAAGACCTATAATAAAGAAATAGATTATCCATTAGATAATAATGGTGAAAAATTAGATCCTACATATTTGATACATACAACAATGATTTCAATGAGAGATATATTATATAATTTATATACAACTACTACTGTTTATTTTAAACAATATAATAGATTTAAAATGTCAAAAGATATTGACAGTAAATTACCACCAATTTTACAATATCATTTAGCACAATTAAGAAGACAACAAATAACAATATATGTTGAAGATACGATAACTGATAAAGAAATATTTTATTATTTATGTTATAGTAATCCTATGAAAAATATAATAGCATTAATTAATTTTTTTGCTACAAACTCTGGTTATGATATATTACCAAGATCATCACAATGTATAACAATATTAAATAATTTATTGATCTAACGTTTTTCAAAAATACACCATCTATTTAAAAAACTAAATCTTTTTAAATTTGCATCTTCATTAAGTGTATCAATTGTAGTTTTATCTTTTATTTGTTGATTTGTTCTCTTATTTTCAGGAATATTATTAATTTCAGCTTTTTTATTATTAAAAGATTCTTCAAATGTTTCTGATTCCACAAATTGAATGTTAAATCTTGATAATTTAACTTTTAATGTGTTAAAATCAACAAGATTTTCTGAAATAAGTCTTCCTGTATTTTCAATAAATACATCAATTTTTTGATTAT